GGCGAGAGGATGAATAAATATTCTCATGATAGTCCGGTTATAATTCCAATCGGTCAATCTCATGGGTTTAAGAGTATTATCGATTCGGTGGTGGTGGAGATAAAACCGCTCGGAATCAAGACCGAGCACGACTCAGAATTAAGAAAAAAAATACAGGAGATCAATGATGGCATGGAAGCATCCAAGTGAGTTCGGCATTGATGAGTATGGCGAGGACATCCTGATCGACGAACTTGCCGTGATCATCAACCCGACCAAGGTGCACCTGGGCAACCATGTGCGCATCGATGCGTTCACCAAGATCATCGGTGGCAGGGGTTGTCATATTGAAGATTACGTTCATATTGCCTCGCACTGCTGCATTTTTGGCGGCGGGCTTTGCGTGATCTCCAGCTTTTCGACCTTCGCGCCTGGGGTTAGAGTGATTACTGGCACCGATGATTATCTGGGCAACGGGATGACGAATCCAACCGTGCCAATGAAGTACAAGCCAGGATTGAAGATTGATGAGGTGAGAATTTATAAACATTGTATCATTGGTACTAACTCGGTGATTGATATTGGGGCGATACTATTGGAGGGAACTGCGGTCGGGGCACTGAGTTTTGTGAGAGGGATGACGATTCCGTGGAAAGTTTATATGGGCGTTCCCGCCAGGCCGGTGAAGGAGCGACGCAGCGATTTGATAAAAGAATTTGAAAAACAACTAATGGCTGAGAGCCAAGGAGGAAAGTAAGATGGAACCAATTATCAGTCCGTGGTTTATTTATTTTTTGGGCGTGGTTGACGCTTTGCTAATTATTGCCCAGGTAATTGCTTTTATATTTGGCCTGGCGACAGTGGGGTTTGGGATTGCTAGCTATGCTGCGCGAGTAGATAATAGCGATATGTTTTATGGCGATAAAGAAGAGAGAGAAAGTAAAACCAAACAGTTGATTAAGGCATATCATCTTATTGCTGGATTTTTTATCTTTTCTTTATGTGTTATCATTTTTGTTCCATCCTCTGACACCATGATCAAGATGTACGTGGCAAATTCTTTGACCATGAACAATGTCAATAAGGCGATCGATGCCGGGAAGAATGTCAAGGATATATTGAAGCAAGACATGATCGATATCATTCGCGAAATAAATAAACAAAAAGTTGAAGAGGTGAAATGATGAAGTATTTATTCATCATCACATTGCTGCTTCCCATTATTTGCTTTGGACAAGTTGAGTTGGTTATCCAGCATCAATTTAATCAAGAGCCACAGGCACAAATTGACGAAGCGAGCTTGGGGATCGGCTTCCCCATACCTCAAACCAGGTTCAGCACTATTTATTATTTTACACGTGATCCTGGATTCAGGATTAATTATGAGCTGATAAAACAAAGAATCTGGATCGGCATAACAAGAAAATTCAGGACAGTTCACGAGCAGTACTGGCAATTTAATTATGGGTTTTCACCTAATGGTTTTGTCAGGATTGATGTTGGGATTGATAGTCGGAGCGATCCTGGTGCAGCACTGGGTATTATGTTTGTATTTCCAACTTGGTCGGGAGGAAAAAGATGAATTTAAAGCATCAGTTATTAAATTTGTTTGATAAGCTGCCATTGCTTGATCAGTATCACCCAGTGATCGCTCCGGTGATTGGTGATGTGCTCAAGGAATATATTCACAGTGGTAAATGGATGACCGAGGGTGAGTTTACTGGCTTGCTTGAAACAAAGATCGCTGAGGTTTGTCACCGTAAGCATTGTTTTATGGTTCCTAGCGGGACGATGGGGTTGGTACTTGCTGTACGGGCATTAATGGAGATGAATAAAAAGCGCTTGAAAATAGCAGTGCCAGATTTCACTCATCCCGCTACTGCGAACGCTGTGACATTTGCCGACAGTCAGGCGATACCGATTGATGTTGATCCTAATGATTGGTGCATTGGGAAAGATGTTATCACCTTGATGGATAAGAAAGTGATTGATGCTGTTGTTCTTGCTGACATCAATGGTCGTGTCTCCAATCAAGTTCAAGAAATTGAAGACCTGGCAGTACGCAAAGGTGTATTCATTATCGAAGATGCATGCCAGGCTTTTAACAGTTATGGTAAAAATGGTAAAGTGGCAGGGAGCATCGGTGAGATATCAGTGTTAAGTTTTTCGCCACATAAAATAATCACTTGCGGGCAGGGTGGCGCAGTGCTTTGCGACGACGAAGAAATATTCCAAATCCTCAGACGCATGAAAGATTTTGGTCGAGAGAAAAGTGGAGTTGAGGACTATCCATATTTCGGTATCAACGCTAAGTTTACCGATCTGCAAGCAATCGTTTTATTGACACAAATGCAAAGCTTAAACTTGTTAACTGAGCGGTCATTATTCAAAAAGAAGTTATGGCAAGAAGTTTATGGTTACGAGCCGGATTTTGTGCCATGGTTTTTATATGCACTTCCGTTCAATCGCCAGATGTTTACTAATTTTATGGAGCGACGCAAGATTGCAGTGCGTGATTTTTACCCAGCATTGCATACCATGCCAACTTACCAGAGTTGGAAAAAAAGTTTTATCTATCCTGAGTCAGTAAACCTAAGCATTCATGGCGTTTGGTTACCGTCGAGTTTTGATCTGACGCATGATGATATCACAAGAATAAAAGAAGCATTGCACGACTATGAAAGGAAAAATCACGATGTTAAATTGTCTCGTATTTTCGAAAGACCGACCAGCACAACTTGATTTATTGTTGAGGATGGTTGATAAGAACTTTTTGCTGATTGAGAATGTCGAGGTTTTGTACAAGGCGACCAATGCTGATTTTGAACATGGTTATCAAGCGATAGGCGAGCGACCATTTTCTAATTTTAGTGTTTTGATGTATAAAGAGATCAGCAATTTTCGCAGTGCATTGCTTTCAATAACCAAACTTAATCTTTACATCAAGCATCCATTCATTGTATTTTTGAGCGATGATTGCGTGATCACTCGCGAAGTGGATAAGTATTCCGACCATACCTGGGAGCGAGAACTTGATTATAAGACATGTGGATTTTCTTTGAAGTTAGGCGAGAATGTTACATGGGGATATTGTCACGCTAAGACCATTGAGCAACCGAAGTTTTTGCCGAGTGCTCATGGCTTATTGCGCTGGCGCTGGACACTTGGCGATCTAAAGAATGATTGGTTTTATCCTAATTCATTAATAGCGACAGTCAGACGTACAGATTGGATGTTTAACTTATTAAACAAATTAGATTATACCTCACCGAACTGGCTGGAAGGTGCCATGAATTCAAATCGGGATTTTAATAAGCCAGAGATCGTAGCACATAAAGTTCCAAAGATCATGGGAATTGAAATCAATAGGGTACAAGACGTGTGTCCAAATTTATGCGGGAACAATCCTGAGCATAGTGCGGAAGCACTGAATAAAAAGTTCTTGGAAGGCTATCAGATCGTCGCTAAAAATTTTTATGATATAAAGAGCAATAGCCAGCAGACCCATGACGTGAAAATTGAATGGGAGAAAAGGTGATGGGTGAAGCCAGGATGGAGGTTAAGTTTTACGACGAGAAGGATATTGATGTGCTAGTTAATGAAGTGATTAAGGATGCGATGAAGCGAGGATTGACTGGGCATATTACATTGTATATGCTAGATGGGGTGATTAAGGGCTTTGAGGTTAATGCCAGCATGCGTCAGATTAGCAAGTGGACTAACTTTTTAAAAAAGGATGGGAGGTGATTAAACTGTATTGTCTTCCGTGCAGCAGATGTGGGCAATATCATACATCAGGTGAGCCTTGCATCTCTTCTGGGATCCAGTTAAATGGCAGGGTGGGTGGGTAAGTAAAAATAGTATAAAAAATATTTTTTTTAGCAACATTTAGGTATTATATTATAATTGTTCTTGCAAGGGCGACCATTACAAATGTGCCTTTGAGGGTTTTTAAGGATCGTTATCCTGCCTTCAAAGGCATTTTTTTATGGAGTAAAAATGGAAAGCTTACCAGCAGTAATATTTTTCACCACTTGTCTGATTTTATTCTTAATCTTTTCAACATATGCAACAATCATCTGGATTCAAAGCCAGCCAAAATTAAAAGAAATATTGAATGATCCTAATCGTCATTGGTCATTCAAGTTTGTTCTTTATTACGGAATGAGTTGGGCGCTGTTCTTGATTGCTGCTACCTTTATCAGTTTCATTGTTGGGATGTCGTATTTAATCTGGATGCAATTATGATCAAAACAGTTTCAGATATTCTGGAGCAATACAATCCTAAAAAAGGAACTCTTGAAACTGCATTATTAAGACTCGGAATCACTACTGGTGCTGATACCACTACTGTTCAATATGAAAATCAAGTAGCACTGAACACAATATATGAGAACATTGTTTGGGCTTACCGCTGCATCAATTATATTGCTACTAATCTTGCTCGTCTTGAATGGAAATTTTATCAGGTCAAGGGTGAGGAGAAAAATGAAGTAACGGACGATCCTCGTCTTTATATTTTTAAATCACCAAACAAATATCAAACACCATACGATTTCAAAATGGAAAGCATTGTCCGGTTGGAAATGCAAGGTGAGATGTATTGGGAAATGGACATTCGCAATAAGATGCTGGTGGCTTTGTATCCGGATTGGCGATCTGAAGAAGTTGAGCCTCTTGTTGATGGACGAAGAGGGATAACAGCATACAGACGAACATTGTCAAATGGTTCAGTGAGTATATATCCAGCTGATAAAGTTTTTTATCTTCATTATATAAATCCAACTAATCAATGGCGTGGTTTGTCACCTTTGCGACCAGTACGTAATGCAGCTGAGAATGATCTTAATGCTGTTTATTTCAATAAGCAATTTTTCAAGCAAGGTGGTCGACCATCAGGTGTATTCACTACTGATGAAAAGCTAACTAAGGTTGAAGCTGATCGTCTTGAGGCAACAGTGAAACGTAAATATCAATCTGTTGAACAGATGCATGAATTGCTTATTTTATGGGGTGGGTTGAAGTTCAATCCTTTAAATTCAATGAACATGACCGATATGCAGTTCAAGGATTTAAGGGGAATGAACCGAGAAGAGATCATCACTGCTTACGGATTGAGCTTGGAGGTGCTTGGCTTAGGGGAAAAGACATACACCAATGTCCAGTATTATCGCAAGCTTTCCTGGACAGAGACTCTGATTCCGAAGAATGAGAAGATTGTTGGATTGATAAATAAGAGCTTACTGCCAGCTATCACTGGGCAAGATGATATCATTCTTGAGGTTGACTATGATGACGTTGAAGCACTCAAGGAAGATCGTGCCAGCATGATGACTGATTATCAAAAGGCATTTCAGATGGCAGCAGTAACACCAAATGAAATCAGAGAAAAGGTATTAGGGCTCGATCCGATTGATGAACCAGAGATGGATGTTACTTATCTACCAGCGATGGCATCACCAATTGGACTGGAAGAAGAGGAGCAACCTGCTGTAGTTTCAACTGGTACAGAAACTCCAATAGTTTCAACTGGTACAGAAACGTCAGCAGTGGAGGAAGTGGTAGAGGAAGAAGAAGAGCAAAAGACAATCAAAAATACTTCCGATCTTTACGTGATAAAAAAACAATTGAGCGCTAATGATCGTCGGATCTTATGGCAGAATAGACAAAAGGTAGCGACGAAATGGCAGCAAATATTGAAGATAGAAGTTTTATCTTATTTCAAAGAGCAGCATGATTATATAAATTCTCGCCTTGATAATTATCTTGGCAAGAGTGTGATGAAAGCAGGGCTTTACGATACAACTTATTGGGAAAAAAGATTAAAGGATAAATCCAAGCCATTGATTGCAGCAGCAATGGGAGATACAGCGCAGCGAATATTAGACCTAACTGATCAAACATTTGATGTTAACTCGCCATATGTGCGAGCAATTCTTGGACAACGAGTGAATAAGTTAAGTCATTTTGTTAATGAAACTACTGACAAAAAAATAAAAGCATTGATCGAAAAAGCTTTGCAAGAAAATCTTGAAGCAGGAATTCAAGCTCAAAAGATCGCTATAAAGGAAATTCTTAATGAATTTTTTGAAGGTGGATATGCTGAGCATCGAGCTGATTTGATTGCACAGACCGAAGCTATGGGTGCAGTGAATGGTGGGATCATGGCTGGGATTGAGCAGAGTGAAGAATTTGAGCGCAAGATGTGGTTGACATGCAGGGATGATCGAGTGCGCGAGACACACATTCCGATGGATGGAGTTGTTATTAATTATAATGATATGTTCATATTACCAGACGGTCAGCAGATGGAATATCCGCAGGATTATAATGAGCGGTGCGTGCTGATGGCTACTGACTTGCCAGTCACCTAAAAATAATTTAAAAAGATCGAGCTCGGCGTGAGGTCAAAATATATGCCGAAAATGTACGAGGTGTGTTATGGACTTAAAGCAGTTTAAACTGTGTCAGATAAAAGAGGTTGCCGAGGACGGAACAGTCGATTTTATTCTAACCAAAAAAGTAGTTGATCGGGACAGTGAGGTGATACTCCCTGCTGGAGCAAAGGTTGACGATTATAAAAAGAATCCTGTTGTGTTGTGGGCACATGATATGCGGATCCCACCGATAGGAAAAATAATTCCAGAGACATTGGCCATCTCTGATGAAGAAGTTTCTGCTAAGGTGCAATTTGATTTGCAGGATCCATTTTCAAAGTTGATACATAACAAGTTGAAGAGTGGTTTTTTAAATGCTGGCAGTATAAGGTTTAGGCCATTAACCTGGAGCGACGTCCCAGCATTACCAGACCAAAAAGGTTGGACGATCAATGAATGGGAACTGCTGGAATTCAGCGTGGTACCAGTACCAGCAAATCAAGCAGCATTAAAAAAGATGTTGGCTTCAGCTGGCGGTGAAATTGAGGACAAAGCATTTCAGATCATCAAGGATTTTTTCACTGATGATAATTTCGATCATACACCCGAGGGATGGGTTGAGAAATTAAATAAGATTAATGTCGTGAAAATTGAAACGCCAGAAGCAGAGGTTATTTATTCACCATCACTTAAAAATGTTATCAGGTCAATTGTAAAAGAAGAGTTATTTCTTGCCGACAAAGATCCGGTCATTCCGTATGAGAAATTTAATCTTGCTGCTGAAGAAACAAATTGGGATGAAGTGCAGGCACTTAAAAATATTAATGAATGGGCAAAAGACGATCTGCAATTATATGAGAAAGCTTTCGCCTGCGTGAGTGATCGAAGTATGAAAATCAATTATAAATATCCTCATCATGATATTGATGATGGTAAATTGATCACGGTCTGGCGTGGGGTTGCCAAGGCGACAGTTGATCTATTTGAAGACGAATCGGTCGCAAGAGATGTCAGGGAATACGTGTATGATCATTTAATCCAGCACTACGCTGAATTCAATAAGGTTGCTCCTGAGTTCGGTAAAAAAGAAGAACCAAAAGAGGAGCAGCAACTTATTGCTGATGATAATATGATAAATGAAATCGCAAGGGCAATCGTAGCCTTGATGAAAGATAAAAAATAAATAAGCCGCAAGAAGGTGAAAGAGCATCTAATTAACTGAACTAATTATTTGGAGGTTGATATGTTGTTTACAGAAGAGCAAGTAAAAAAACTTGCGGCGCAAATTCATACTGAGTGGGAAAAACAGAAAGAAAATAAGACCACCGAATCTCAGGAGACTTTGGTCTTGATGGAAAAGATGATCAAGGATCAGGTCGAACTCACCCAGAAAGCGCAGCAGGAAAGACGTAGTGGAGAATTTCAATCCACTGATTTCGGTGATCCAGATGCATTGGACAAGTCCGTTGTCCAGATGTTGAGCGGGATGGATAGTAAGGCATTGAATGGTTATCGCAATGCTAAGATATTGACCAGCATGAAGACGCTGGAATTGATGGAAGGTCGCGACGTCGGTCAGAAGATCGAGCAGTTCAAAGAGATGAACGATACTGCATACCTGGTTGCCTCAGTATTATCCGAAAAGGAACGCAAGAGCGAAGGGAGTGCAGGGCGCAGTTTTATGGACGTGTATCGGGATACCAAGCAATATAAAATGCTGCAGAATTTCCTGAAACAAAATCCTGATATGCGTAAAGCGTTGGCAGTGGCTAATACTGGATATGGTGCAGAGTGGGTTCCGACCGGATTTTCCAGCCAGGTGATGGTCAACATTGAATTGCAGCTGAAGGTTGGCGCATTGTTCAATTCTTTCCCGATGCCGACCAATCCGTATAAACTGCCAGTACAAGCCAGTAATGCAACTGGATATCTAATTTCGGAATCAACTGCAGACGAAGCAACCAAGATCACAGCGTCAAGTCCCGGAACGACCAATGTCCAGTTCAGTGCAAAGAAGCTGGCCGACAGGGTTGTGTTCTCCGAGGAAATTGATGAAGATTCAATCGTTGCCATTCGGTCATTCGTAACTGCTGAGATGGGCAAGGCATTGGCCAGAGCTGAAGAGACAGCGATCATCAATGGACATGAAACCACAGCTGCCTTACATCAGGACAATGTTGGTGCTTCCGTATTATTTTCAAGTACGCAAGATCCCCGATTGGCCTGGCATGGGTTGAGATATTTTGGACTGAATAATGCCGACACACCAAGAAATGATTACGCTAATTCATCCTGTTGTGATGTTGCTGTTCGGACAACTATTACCAAGCTTGGTAAGTATGCTGTCAATCCGAACGACTGTGCTTTTGTACTTCCGGTTCGGGCGTACCTGCAATTTTTGGGCATGACCAATGTGCAGACGGTTGACAAATATGGTCCAAGCGCCACCATTCTTTCTGGCGAAGTTATGAAGTATGCTGGAATTCCAGTGCTGGTTTCTGAATATGCTTTTAGCAATATCAATGCCAGCGGGAAATATGATGGCACTACGACCAATCGCAGTCAGGTTATTTTGGTTTATCGTCCCGGATTTTATATTGGCACGAGGGGCGGAGTGACCTTGAACAGTGAGGTCAATATTCAAACCGACCAGATCATTCTCGTGGCAAAGCGTCGAATGGATTTTGTCGATATTTATGTGGCGACAGTTACCGGGATGGGCATGGTTGCACTTGGTTATAATGTTTATGCAGCCTAATTTAAAAATGTGAAAGTGAGGAAAGTTTATGACTATCAGAACAGGAACGTTGAAAGCATTGAGCGATCTGGATGCTGCTTTCGGATGGTCGGCACCAGGCAGTGAAGTTGACCTGAAAGATGTGCTCACCGAGTTGCAGGGATTCAGGGTTAGCATGGTTAAAGGTGCAGCTCAATCCGTTTTGGCTAAGGTGCTTAATCTTGGTGGTACATCGACAGGTACTGCTGACGACATCGTACCAGCCGACACAATCCTTGCGGCTGTTGAATTCAGGAGAGCTGGCGCTTCCGGAGTGAATTCAATTTCTTTCCGCAATGATGTATCCTGCCGGACGACACCTGGCTATGTTAAGTTCAGCGCTGCTGCGACGACCGGAAATTTTATCCTGCTTTTCTGGTGGGATAAGACTGGATTTATCGCTCAGTAAAAATAAACCTTGAGAGGAATTAAATGTTTTGGACTAAAGCGTATTAACGAGGAGTAATAAATGAAATTTTCAAAAATATTTT